TGGGATAGAACTTTACTGGAAGGAGAAACAGATGAAAGTAGAGAGTGGCGAGAACAACCAGACAAGTTCTGGACTAGAGAAACAAAAAGAACAGTTACTCCGAGACTTGTTTTACAGTTATTTGGTACTGATTGCATGCGACGTGGTTTTTTCGATGGCATCTGGGTCAGTCTTGTAAAAAAGAAAATACAAGAAAATCCAAACACTAACTTTGTTATTCCTGATGTACGTTTCCCTAACGAAATTAAAATGATCGAAGAATTAGGAGGAGAAGTTTGGTGGGTACGCAGAGGACAACTTCCTGGTTGGTTCGTTGATTATCGTATAAGTGCAGTAGAACCTAAAGACATCCATCCGTCAGAGTGGGAATGGGGTAGAGCAAATTTTGATTTTATAATTGACAATAACGGAACAATGCAGGAACTTAAAAATCAGGTAGTAGATCGCCTTGTTTCCAACGCACTCCTTCCTTCTGAAGAACTCGTTGGCAATTAGCACATATTGTTTTTAGATTTCCCATTCTACTGTTATTAAGATCTCCGTCTATGTGATAAACATTAAACTGCTCAGAGTGCTTACTTTTAAACCCGCACTTTTCGCAGACATCTTTTTTCTTATACCCAGATAGTTTCCATTTAGGAACACCGGGCTTACCAAACTTAAGGCATACTTCGCAAAGTTTCCTGTAGTATGTTCTACCATTTTTATAATAGTTAATTGCAGCAGGACGCTGTCCACATTTACATAAAGGTCTCATACTGTATTTACCTCACCTTTTCTGCCCCTTTTTGGTACGATTAAGTCGATGGTTTTTCTATATTGCTGCTAAATACATACAATAAGTTAGTTACTTTATAGGAGATACAAAATGGCTTTATCATCCCCAGGTGTAGAGGTTCAAGTTATTGACGAGAGTTTTTACACTCCCGCAGAACCTGGCACTGTACCAATGATTTTTGTTGCTACTGCTTCTAACAAAGCAAATGCAAGCAATACTGGCGTAGCACCAGGCACAACAGCAGCGAACGCAGGCAAACCTTATCTTATTACATCTCAGAGAGATTTAGTAGAAACTTTTGGCGATCCTGTATTCCAAGTCGATAACAACAACAACGCTATTCACGGCTCAGAACTTAATGAGTACGGACTCCAAGCAGCATATTCGTTACTAGGAGTTAGTAATAGAGCATGGGTAGTAAGGGCCGATGTAGATTTAGGATCCTTAACACCTCAGGCAGAAATTCCTTCAGATAATCCTGCAGACGGCACATACTGGCTAGATACTGCAAATACATCTTGGGGTATATTTGAATGGAACAATGATTATATAACAGATGGTGGCCAAGTATTTACAGCAATTACTCCTATAGTGATTACTAGTGTTAACAATACTACAGGCTCAAGCGGTAATTATTCACCAAAAGGCGCTGTAGGTAGAATAGGTCAATATGCAGTTGTAGCAGTGACTAACCTGCCAAAAGTATGGTACAAAGATTTTGACGGTTCATGGGTTGAAGTTGGATCTGCTGGATGGGTTGCGTCTAAGCCAACTGCAAAAGGTGACGATTTAAATCCAACGATTACAGCAGGTATGGATTTTGATATTAACAGCGTAAACATTGTTGCTACTGGCGGTGAAACTGTACAGCAGATAGCAGACCAAATTAACACTGCTGGTATTTCCGGTGTAACTGCTAGAGTAGGTGCTGCTGGTATAGAATTAATATCAACTGGTGTTAGTATTACACTTGCAGGCGGTTCAGGCGACGATTTACTAGACGCATTAGGTTTAGTGGCAGGCACTTATACTGTTCCTGAATTACAAATTAGCCCACACACTGATGTACCAGATTTTAAACGTAGCAATCCTGCTGTTGAATCTTCAGGTGTGCGTTCTGGCTCTGTGTGGATTAAATCATCACAGCCAAATGCTGGTGCTAGATGGAGAGTGAAAGAATTCAACGGTAGCACTGTGCTATTTGACGATAAAGAAGCATTACTATATGCAAACAATGCTGATGCACTTTGGTTCTTAGATAGAACTGGCGGCGGCGCAAATCTTCCAGTAGGAGATTTATACGTCAAGTATAATGTTGCAGAAGATTCAGATCCTAGAGCATCATTTAGAATATTTAGACGTGCAAAAGCAGGCTCTACTGTTATTACAGGTACAGCAGAACCTACTGTGACTGCAAGTACTTTTACAATGCAAGAATCAATTGCCAACCAAAGAGCACTAAATTCAGCATTAACTGTAACAGTTACAGGCAATACTGCTGATGATCTTGCAAATGCTATAAACTCCGCAGGCTTTACAAATATTGAAGCATCTGTAGATACAACAGGCCGTGTTGTTATTGAGCACGTATTAGGTGGAGAAATAGTAATTGTTGATAGTAATTCTGTTTTAAGCAGTGCTGGATTTACTGTTTCAACAGACAATCTTTATGCAGCACCAGATGGCGCAGCAAATACTTTAGTAGCAACTAACTGGGCTCCATTAGTTTATACCGCATCTGAAGATGCTCCGTCCTCTCTTGCAGCAGACGGTACACTATGGTATAGTTCAATAGTTGACGAAGTTGACATTATGATTAATGATGGTACCAAGTGGGTAGGCTACTTATCTACTACAAGTCCATTTTATGCAAATGGCACAGATCCTGCTGGTCCAACAGTATCAGCATCAGAGCCACTAGAGCAAAGCGATGGATCAGCACTAGTAACTGGTGATTTGTGGATAGACACATCAGACTTAGATAACTATCCTACAATTTACAGATATAACAATGATCTAAAGCAATGGATACTTTTAGACAATACAGATCAAACAACAGAAGATGGCGTACTATTTGCTGACGCAAGATGGGGTACAGCAGGTGCTGACAGTGATCCAGCAGATATTACTGATTTATTAGAAAGTAATTTTGTTGACGTTGATTGTCCTGATCCTGTGTTATATCCAAAAGGTATGTTGTTATTCAACACAAGACGCAGCGGATTTAACGTTAAACGTTTTGAAAGAAACTATATTGATGTAACAGCAGATAACATTCGCTTTAATGATGAAACAATGGACGGATACTATCCACACCGTTGGGTAACAGAGTCAGGAAACCAAGAAGATGGTTCAGGATCTTTTGGTAGAATTGCTCAGCGTAAAGTTGTTGTACAAGGCTTACAGGCACTTGTAAATAGCAACCAAGATATACGTGACAACGAATCACGAATATTCAACTTAATGGCAACCCCAGGTTATCCAGAACTAATTGGTGAGATGATTACGCTAAACTACGATAGAGGATTAGATGCATTTATTGTTGGTGATTCTCCTGCTAGATTGGCTCCGGACGGAACATCAATTAATGATTGGGGTACTAATGTGCTCACAGCAGTTGAAGACAACGATAGAGGTCTTGTTTCTGCAGATGAATACTTAGGTGTGTTTTACCCATGGGGCTTTACTAGTGATAACGACGGTAACAATGTAGTTGTTCCACCAAGTCACATGATGCTACGTACTATTGCGTTAAGTGACCAAGTAAGTTATCCTTGGTTTGCACCAGCAGGTACTAGAAGAGGTAACATTACTAATGCAACATCAACAGGTTACATTGATGCAGAAGGCGAATTTGTAGCAGTTGCATTGAATGAAGGCCAGAGAGATACACTGTATGGTGTAAGCGTAAACCCGATTACATTTATTACAGGTGCTGGACTTGTTAACTTTGGTCAAAAGACACGTTCACCTAATGCTAGTGCATTGGATAGAATTAATGTAGCACGTTTGGTAATTTACTTACGTAGTCAACTTAACAAACTTGCTAAGCCTTATATCTTTGAACCAAATGATAAGATTACAAGGGATCAGATTAAACAAGCCGCTGAAAGTTTATTACTAGAACTTGCAGGTCAGAGAGCATTATACGATTATCTTGTTGTGTGTGACGAATCTAATAACACACCATCAAGAATTGATAGAAACGAGTTGTATCTAGACATTGCTATTGAACCTGTTAAAGCAGTTGAATTTGTGTATATTCCATTAAGAATATTTAACACAGGTGAAATATCAGGATCGGCATAAAGGTAAAATAGAGCCCTAAATTATTAGGGCTTCTATTTGATAAATATTATTATAATTAGGAGTTAGAGACAATGTCAATATCAACACTTTCGAAAATAACAGTACCGTTGGCTAATGATGCAAGTGCATCAACCCAAGGTTTGTTAATGCCGAAGTTACAGTACCGTTTCCGAGTTTCACTAGAAAACTTTGGTGTAAGTATCGGCGAGGTAACTGAGTTAACAAAGCAGGTAGTAGACGTGACTAGACCAGTTGTAAACTTTGAAGAAATTGAAGTTCCGGTTTATAACTCAAGAGCGTATCTTGCAGGCAAACATCAATGGGAGCCGATTACATTAAACTTACGTGAAGATGTAACTGGAAGCATACAAAAACTTGTAGGCGAGCAACTACAGAAGCAGTTCGACTTTTACGAGCAGTCTGCGGCAGCATCAGGTATTGACTACAAGTTTACTACTAGAATAGAAATACTAGATGGTGGTAACGGCGCATATGCTCCTACACAGGATAGCGGTATTTTAGAAACCTTTGAACTTTATGGTTGCTTTATACAAAACGCAAACTACAACACATTAGCATACGCTAACAACGAACCAGTAACAGTAACACTTGCTATACGTTACGACAACGCAATTCAAACACCACAAGGTAGTGGTATTGGTACAAACGTTGGTCGAGGATTAGGCGGTGAAGTTGGCACACTTATCACAGGTGGCGGCGCAACTACAACTTAATCTTAATTAAGTTCTTAAAAGGAGCCTCCGGGCTCCTTTTTTATTATCTGCGCACTTTTTATATCGAATAAATAATGTTATGTCTAACATAATTAATAATTACCTAAACAATGTAACTCAAGGACTATTAAACCCTAAAGGCAATTTAGGCGATTTCCAACATGCTAACAAATTGTTTAGTCATAGTGCGCACCGATTATCACCAAAGACCAAATATCTTTATCATGTTTCATTTCAGTTAACACCAGAAGGCCAAGCATTTGCTACTAGTTTTAATAACATTTTTATGACAGAATTTGGTCTCCTAGTTCGAAGTGCCGACCTTCCTCAAATTAACATGGAAGTTGAAACAAAAAAACAATATAACAGAAACAAAAACGTACAAACAAGTGTATCATACGATCCTGTAAATATAACGTTTCACGATGATAGTTTAGGTATTACTACAGCAATGTTAGAAGGTTATTATCGTTACTATTTTGCCGACGGTAATTATACAACAGACAGCCTGGCTCCAGAATTTGGTCCAAGAAATTTATATAAAAGTGATATACCATATAGATATGGATATGATAATGATAGCAAAAAACCATTTTTTAGTAAGGTTACTATATATCAAATGTCACGTCATGCGTATACATCTTTTACTCTAGTTAATCCTATGATAACAAAAATACAGCACGACACTATGGACTCATACGATGCATCTGGAACTGCACAGAATCAAATTACTATTGCTTATGAAGGCGTATTTTATGATAGAGGAGCAGTAGGCGAAGGCGACCCAACAGGATTTGCACAAATACATTACGACAACATGCCTAGTTCTCTAACTGTGTTAGGCGGCGGCAGCGCAACTTTATTCGGACAGGGAGGCGTTGCAGAAGGTCTAGCAGGAGTGTTTAACGATGTTGCAACTGGTCAGGTAGGGTTAGACACAATTATTGAAGCAGTAAACACATATCAAAATGCAAAAGATTTAAACAGTGAAACACTACGTAGAGAAGGTACTAACATACTTGCTAATGTTGGAGGTGCAGTGATCAATAGTACTGTTGCTGGAATAGCAAATACAGTATTTCCAAAAACAGCAGGTAATGGAAACATTACACAAAACGGAGCAACTCAGCGAACTGATGTTCCAGGAGGTGCTAGTGAAATTAATCCGAATGTTAACATTATTCCTCCAGGTACTAACGCATCTGCTACTGCACGTAATTCAGCATCGGGCGGCAAAGTAGATACTTCAAGTTCAGTTTATGAAACAAAAATAAGAGCCGCCGAAGCAGCAAATAATCCGCCCGGAGGAGGATAATTATGGATCAACAATCTTCTAACTTACCTAAGCCGCCTGTAACAGACAGCGCCGCTGAAGTAAAAAGTTTTTTTAATAATTATTTTGTTGACCCGATAACTTTTTCTGCAAATGATGTTGACACTGTTGTTGGGTTTTTTGAAAAAAGAGGTTTTGAAAATAATGCTGCAACTTCAGTAGCAACAGTTCTACTTACACAAGCAAAACTTGATAATGTAAAAATTTTTAAATTATTAGATACATTAAAAGGTCTTACAGATGTTCAACTTAGTGCACTTGTTACCGAAGTTCTTAATTATAATAGACCAAAGATAAGCACACTAGGTTATAAGACACAACCCGATACCGACAATTTCGAAGCAAGGAATATTATAAATTGATATGTCTCGCTTTGCTCAAGGTAAGTATAATCTAAAAAATCCTGAAAAATATATGGGCAATAGAAGCCCGACTTATCGAAGCAGTTGGGAATTTGCTTTTTGTCGTTTTTGTGACGAACACCCATCAGTTACTCAATGGTCTAGTGAGAGTATAAAGATTCCTTATAAAAATCCATTAACTGGTAGAAGCACTATATACGTGCCCGACTTTCTTATTGCGTATAGCGATAAAAAAGGCAAGAGTAGAGTTGAACTAATAGAAGTTAAGCCAGAAAATCAAACAAAAAAAGAAAAACTTGGCCGCAGCAGAGCAAATCAAGCGCACTGGATTATAAATCAAGCAAAATGGGAAGCAGCATACAAGTGGTGTAAACAAAAAGGAATATATTTTCGAATTGTTAATGAAGGAGATATATTTCATCAAGGAAAACGCAGATAATGAGTTGCATGGTTATCAAACCAAAAAAAGTTACTTTTTTACATATTCCAAAAGCAGGAGGCACCTCGATACGGTTTTATCTAGCAAATAATTATGAAATAAAGTCTACAACAGAACGTAATTTACATATCACTGCTAAACAAACAAGAAAACATTTTGGCCAAGACTTAGGAATTCAATTTTGTGTAACACGCAATCCTTATGATAGATGGGCTAGTTTATTTTATCATACAAGTAGAAATGAAAAATTTCCTTGGTATGCAGATTTAAAAAATCATAACCATTCACAAATAAGGCAGCATTTTTTTGCTTATTTAACAACCGCTTTAAAAACAAAATTCCAAAACAATTTACAATGGAAAATAGCAAAAACTTGTGATTATGTTTTAAGATTTGATCAAATAGAAAAAGATTTTTCTATCATACAAGATATATTAGGTAATAATACAATACCATTTCCTAAAGAAAATACAAATCCTTGGGTTAATGATTATAGTTTTTTGTTTAAGAATAAAAGAATAGTTGAACTTGTTAACAGAATATGCGATTTAGAATTTAAGCACCTCGGATATGAACAGATAAATAATAGTAGCATATAATGGTGACACAATGACTAAAAAATTAGAAGAATTATTAGACTTGCCAGATAGTAAAGAAATTATAGCCGAAGCAAAAGTTCAAGAAGAAAATAAACAAAAGGCAGAGCAAGCAATAGTAGAACAACAAGACGATGCTAGAAGTATTGCAGAATTAGACAAAATTGCAAGTGCTTTACCAGCAGTAAAAGGTTTAGGAGACAAGGCAGATGCAGAATTGGAAGACATTGCTCAACGAGCCTTAACTGCATATGAAGACCTTATGGATCTTGGCATGAATGTTGAAAGTCGATACAGCGGCAGAGTATTTGAAGTTGCAGGAGGCATGCTAAAAACTAGTTTAGATGCCAAAACTGCTAAATTAGACAAAAAATTAAAAATGATTGAACTTCAATTAAAAAAAGAAAAAATGGACAAAGACGATGCAGCATCAGGAGACATTGTTAACGGAGAAGGGTATGTTGTCACTGATAGAAATAGTCTACTAGAAAGATTAAAAGGACTAGATAAAGATAAATAATACGTATATAGGAACATCACGATGAAATCATTTGTAGAATATCTAACAGAATCGGAAAAAACATACACATTCAAAATTTCAGTTGCGGGAGATTTGCCAGAAAATTTTGAAAATACTCTTGAATCTATGTTGTCTAAGTATGCATTAAAAAATCTTACTTCAGGAAAACGAACACCTATTCAAGAACGTCCTATGGATTTTCCTAACTTGCAAAACATGGAAGTTACACATTTTGAAGCAGAAGTTGCATATCCGACTACTTCGCAAGTAATGCAACAGTATGTAGAAGACTGCGGTTGTCTACAACCAGGACATGTAAGAGTAATTAATCCATTAGCAGAAGAAATTGCAAACGGAAATCAAGAAGGTGAAGCCCGTACAGAAGGTGAAGGCCCATACGAAGCATTATTAGACAGCGATTATCAAGATCCTGTAAAGTCAGATGCTGCTCAACAGAATGTAGGCGGCAACCGTGTTATGGAACTTCTCAAAGAATTAGAAAAGGCACGCTCAGAAAGAGAAAACGATCCTATGGAAGGTGCGCCTAAAGGTGATTCTCAAGATATTACAAATGAAGAAAACGCAACCAGTCCAATAGGGAGTTAATTATGAATATGAAAGATATGATACAGCGCATGACTGATATAGAGGATGAAGCACAACAACTAAATGAGTCGGTGCAAGAAGCACATATGGCTCCTCCTGTATCACAAGGTTCTCCCGTAAGTATGAATATTTCCCTTAATGCCAGCGGCAAAGAAAATGTTGCAGATTTAGTTGACATGATGAAAAATGCAGGACTAGGGGATGCCAAGCCGGTAGCAGCAGATATGTTGCCAATGAGAATGGACATGGAACGTCTACGTGACATAGTTGACGAACCAGAAATGGATTCACCATGCGGCGCAGGTGCAGACAATCGTCCAGACGAAGCATACATGGATACTGAAGAATTATTAAGTGGTGGCGATGATATGCATGCAGAAAAAGATCCTGCCGATATTCGTGTTAAAGATCCTAGTGGTTATGAAAACGCCGAAGAGGAAATAGACGAGTGGGATTACGAACCAGACGAAAAATTTGGTGATCATAATCAAATGATTAATGACTTGAGTGGCGGATTAAACAAGAAAAAGAAAATGTTTAAGAAAGCACAAGACGGCGACAATGCAATGGCAGTTGAAAGCATCAAGACACAACTGTATAAAGCACTTGCTGAGAAAAAAGCCAATGAAGGTGTTGGCGGTGCCGTAGTAGGTGCAGCAGCAGGCGATAGCATTTTAGGCAAACTTGCAGGGGCGTTTGTTGGACATAAAGTACAAAAGTCATTAAACAAATCAGAAAAAAATATTAAAAAAATTGCTAAGGCACTAAATCGTAGCGGCATTGATGTTGACATAGACGAAGCAGCCAAACCAGACTTTCTAGATTTAGACGGCGACGGCAACAAAAAAGAGCCAATGAAAAAGGCTGCAAAAGAAAAAGGTTCTAAGCCTAAGAAAGGAAAAGTTCCTCCACAATTCCAAAAGAAAAAGTAATTTTTCGATTATCACATAGGGCCTGCGGGCCCTATTTTTTTGGATAAGTAATTGTATGGCGAATAAAAGTTTAGATGGTGTATTAACTAAAAAGGCTAACACCAAAGAACAATATACAGAAGAGCAAATACAGGATTTAATGCAGTGCATGGATCCTAACGAAGGCTATCTCTATTTTGCAAGAAAATTTGCGTATATTCAGCATCCTGTAAAAGGTAAATTATTATTTGATCCATACGAATATCAATTGCGCCTAATGCACAGTTACCATACATATCGCTTTAACATTAACATGATGCCACGGCAAACAGGTAAAACTACGTGTGCTGCTATCTATCTTGCATGGTATGCAATGTTTAATCCGGATCAAACTATTCTTATTGCCGCACACAAATACACAGGTGCGCAAGAAATTATGTCACGCATACGTTATGTTTACGAAACATGTGAAGATCATATACGAGCAGGTGTTACGTCATATAACAAAGGTAGCATAGAGTTTGAAAATGGCTCACGTATTGTAAGCCAAACAACAACAGGAAACACAGGACGTGGTATGTCAATTTCATTACTATACTGTGACGAGTTTGCGTTTGTGCAGCCTAACATTGCAGAAGAATTTTGGACATCAATATCACCTACACTGGCAACAGGTGGTCGTGCTATTATTACTAGCACACCCAACTCAGACGAAGATACTTTTGCTACTATTTGGAAACAAGCAGAACAGAAGTTCGACGAACATGGTAATGAAAGTGAAACGGGTATAAATGGCTTTCACAGTTTTAGAGCGGAATGGCAAGAACATCCAGACCGCGATGATGCTTGGCGAGATGCAGAAATTGGACGTATTGGAGAAGAAAAATTTCGTCGAGAATATGGCTGTGAATTCTTAGTGTTTGACGAAACACTAATTAACTCATTAAAGTTAGCGCAAATGGAGGGAATTAGTCCTATAATTAACATGGGGCAAACACGATGGTATAAGAAACCAACAAGTCAATATACATACTGTGTAGCACTTGATCCAAGTATGGGTACAGGAGGCGACAATGCTGCTATACAGGTTTTTGAATTACCGTCATATGAACAAGTTGCAGAATGGTATCATAACACTACAGCAATACCAGGGCAGATTAGAATATTAGCGGACATATGTAACTATCTACTAGAAGAAACTAAAAATGCCCAAGGTATATATTGGAGTGTAGAGAACAACGGCATAGGCGAAGCCGCGTTACTTGTAATAAACGATTTCGGAGAAGAAAATATCCCTGGATTGTTTGTTAGCGAGCCTATACGCAAAGGGCATGTTAGAAAATTTCGCAAAGGTTTTAACACAACCCATAGTACAAAAATTACTGCATGTAGTCGATTAAAAACTATGATTGAAAATGATAAAATGAATGTAAAATCAAAACCGTTTATATCTGAGTTAAAAAACTATATTGCTACAGGATCAAGTTATAAAGCAAAACTAGGACAAACAGATGATTTAATTAGTGCTACATTACTTGCTTTAAGAATGATGGCCGTGTTAAAAGATTGGGATCCTAGGGTATATGATACATTTGTGCAAGCAGAACACGAAGAAGATTACGATCCTCCAATGCCTATCTTCATTAGCAGTTATTGATAAATACATGTATGAAAAACTTATCAGTTGTCAGCGAAGAATTATTTAATAAAATCAGAGGTCGATTTCCCGGAGTTACTATCGGTAATGAAGCCGGAGAAGTTACTAATGATCCTACTGAAGCAAGATTCTTCGATTTTAATTTTAAAGCAAGAAATTTAGATTTAGGAAAAGTATCAGTAAGTATTTCCGAAGACGAAGGACTTACTGTGATATATTCACAAGACTTTATTACTAACGAGGACGAAATCACACAAAATAAATGGTATGATTTTTTAAAAGAACTTAGATTTTTTGCTAAAAAGAGATTACTAAACTTTGACACAAGAGATATTACAAAAAATAACTTAAATAAAAGAGACTATAAGTTCTTATCACAAAATCGCTCCGGAGAGGAAACAATGACAGAATCTAGATTATATGGTACTAGCCAAACCAGTTATCAAGACATAGATGGCGCAAGACTTGTTATCAAGCATACAAAGCCTGTAAATGTAGAAATGGCTGCAGGACGCACTCAGCACGTAGGTAAAATTTACATAGAAAGTGCTGAAGGAGAAAGATTTAAGTATCCTTACAAGCATCTCAACGGAGCAAGAGCAATGGCTCGTCACGTCGCAGAAGGCGGCAATGCATATGACGACTTTGGTAAGCACATTGTTGGACTTTCAGAAGAAATGGCTAAACTTCGCAAGTTCAAAAATTATATGGGTCGTTCAGCAGTGATGGCTGAAAGTCTTGCTGGTTACATGGATATTGTCAAAGAGCGTATTAGCACAGTAAAGAAAACAATAGAGTCATTACAAAAACCAACATATTACAAAGAAGCAATAGAAGGCTTTGAAGTTGCTGTAATGGAAGATGTTCCTAGTGAAGTTGCTGAAAACTGGATCGACGAACTAACTATTCGTCAGTTCAATGAAGAACTACAAGATGTATTTCCGTATATCTATAAACTAGTAGGAGAAGCAACTCGTGCTAAAGAGTTAGGCCCAGAAGATTTAGACGAAGCACTACAAGAACAACGCCTAGACGAATTTTGGACTAAAATAATACCGTGGTTAGCAGGTGTAGGAAGAGCAGCAGCCGGGGGCGCAGCCAAAAATCCTAAAA